AAGCGCAACTCATCACGGGCGACCTTCGCAGCGAAGGCGACCGATCCATTCACGGCGGCCAAGGCGGCTGCCATTCGCAGACTAAAAACCAAAACAACAACACCATGCAACTAATCGACACGACCATGTTCACGCTTCACGCGCTGAACCTACCCGACACCCTCACACCTGCCGAGTGGACCGCGATTCACCGCGACATCCTCGTATGCAAGAAGGCCGCGACCAAGTGGCTACAGCAATCCCGCGACTACAGCACGGGGCGCTGGGGCGTGGAGTTTTGTGCGGACACCGAGGCTCAGCTCGAGCTTGATCTCGGCCTCAACCTGCCAGATGCCAAGCCTGCACTGAACCCAGCCGACAAGACGCGCGCTATTATCACCATCGAAGGGTTGTCACAGAAGTTCGAACTCTGGCAGCGCAAGATGGATTCCGAGATCACTGGGTGGGACGCCGACCGGCTCAACCGCGCGCTCGAACTCCTCACGCCATTCGAGCAGGAGGCCGCGCGCATTCGCTTGCTCATTGGAGGGGGTGGGCATGGGAACCCTACCAACTGACTCGACTCCAGCAGTTTGCCAGTCGCTCGTTAGTTTCGTGTGAGCAATAAAATTCCCATTTCCCTATAATGAAACCGAAGATCACCCCAAAGAGAGGCAAGGGTCGCCCGCGCAATCCGGTAACGGATCGCATTGCCGACGAGCTTGCTGTAACGAAACGGCAGGCTCGCAACCTCGCCGCCGAATCCGATACGACCGGAATGCCGGTGGAGGACATGAAGGCGGCGAGGCTGAGGAAGCTCAAGCTCGAGGGCGACCGCATCGAATATCTCTTGGAGGTGACGAAGGGAAAACACATTGCGAAAGAGAAAGTAGAGGAAGAAATGATTGCGCTCGGCATGGCCGTGAAGGCTCAACTCCTTTCGTGGGTGGGCGCATTGCCTGGGCGGCTCGAGGGGCTATCGGCGGCTCAGATGGTCCCGATCCTTGAGGACGAAATCAACCGCATCCTCAAAACCCTCGCCGACGAATGATTGCGGAATTCTTCAAACTCGGAGTCAACCCCGGCGAGCGGCTGAGTCCGGTGCAATGGATGGCCCGCCATGTCGTCGTCCCGCATTCGGCTCGGAATACGCAATTCGATTCCACGACAGCGCAATGGATGAACGAGCCCATCGAGGAAATCGCCAAAGACACCAACGACGAGATCATCATTTGCGCGCCTGTCGGCAGCGGCAAGACAACGCTATTCGAGGCGCTTCTGGCGTGGATCATCAGCGAGAACCCCGGCCCGACATTGGTGACCGGCCAGACGGACAAGACCGCCAAGCAGTGGGCCGAGTCGCGCCTCGGTCCGATGCTCGAAGCCATCCCATCAGTCGCCAAGCTCTTCCCGAAAGACCGCCACCAAAAGCGCAAGACGGAGATCCTCTTTCCCCACATGCCCCTCTTCATCGGCGGGGCCAACCTCACCAGCCTCCAAGAAAAATCCATCCGCTGGGCCATCGCCGACGAGGTCTGGCGATGGAAGCGCGGCATGCTCGAGGAATTCCGCCGGCGCACCCACGACCGATGGAACGCCCGCCGCATCCTCGTTTCCCAAGGCGGCGAGGAAGGCGACGATTTCCACGACGCAGAAGACCTATGCGAAAGGCGCGAATTCTCCTGGCAGTGCCTATGCGGCGAAGTGCATCCGTGGGATTTCAAAAACATAGCCTTCGACCGAGAGACCGACGCCAATGGCGCCATGCTCTGGGATCGCGTCGCAAAGAGCGCGCGGCTCGTCTGCCCCACATGCTCGCACGAATACATGGACGACCCGCGCATCCGCCGCGCCCTGTCCTCCGGCTCCCGCTACATCGTGAAGTCGCACGGCGCGCCCGGTCGCATCGCCTTCCACTACGATGCCAGCGCCGTCTGGTGGATTCCGTGGGGATCGCTCGCTGTCGAGTGGGTCAAGGCCGATCTCGACCGCAAGGCCGGAGACACCGAGGCCATGAAACAATTCATCCAAAAGCGCAACGCCCGCCGGTGGACCGTCCAAGGCACCGGAGCCACCAGCGCCGAGGTGCTCGCCTGTCGCAAAGACTACCTCCGAGGAGCCTGCCCCATCGAGCCCGTCGCCATCACCCTGTCAGCGGATGTCGGCCAAGACACCTCGCACTGGACGACCATGGCCTTTTCGGAAAACGGAGACTCCTATGTGCTCGACTACGGCACCGTCACCGGCATCGACGACATGATCCAGATCGCGCAGTCGCAGAAATTCAAAACGCCCGACGGCAGGGAAGTCACCCCCATCGGCGGCCTCCTCGACTCAGGCTTCAACGCCAACGCCGTTTATCGCGCCTGCTATCTCTCGGGAAATTTCTTTTTCCCGGCCAAAGGCTCCGGCGCGAATTTCGGCAGCATCAGCGAAAGCGTGCTCAAGGAATACCCGACGATGCCCCTCTACACCGTCAACGAATTCGCGTCGAAAGTCTCCCTCTTCATCGACCGCATCGCCAAGCGGAAATCCCCCTTTCTATTTTTCCCAAAAGACTCCGGCGAAGAATTCCTGTCCGCCTTCATGGGGCAAAAAATCATCGTCAGCAAAAAAGGCCGCAAGGAATGGCGCTCGGTCGCAGGCGACCACTTCGCCGACTCCGTTCGCCTCAACTACGCCTGCGCGCAACAACTCCGCAAAGCCGGAGCCATCGAATTCAAATGAAAAAATCCCAACTCTGGAAAATATACTGCGCAAAGAATCCCGCATTTGAGCGCGATGGAAATGTGACTTTGTCAACGCGCGGCCTCCGCAAGATGTTCGACCAGACATGGGACTTGGCCCTCCACGAAGGCGAAGACGAACACGCCCCACCCCCTCAGCCAGAAAACCCCACCGCCGTTGCCGACCTTATGAAAATCTTCGGGATGTCCTAAATTTTCCCCGAACTTTTCCCCTAACTTTTCCCCGAACTTTTCCCCGAACCCGCCCGCCGAGCTAGGTTTTAAGCGGCTCCGCAAGCCACCAAAATTATTTTCATTTCTTGATAAAAAATTGTTGACGAGAAATCAAGTTGGTGAGATAGTCATCCCAGATCGAAGCCCCCACGGCAGAGACAAAAACCAAAAACCAACGACAAAAAATGAACCTCATCCGCACCACCGAAACAAAAATCAAACCCGGCCAAATCCTCGCGACACGCTCAACATGCAATTACGATTGCATCTACAGCCTGCGCGTTATTTCCCGCACCCCAAAAACCGCACAGATCGAATACGATGGCAAAGTTCGCAAGGCGAAAATTGATGAATGGAACGGCGTCGAATTCATTTGCCCGCAACGCTACAGCATGTGCCCAAGTTTCTACGCAAACCAAATCCTCGCCGCCTAACTAACCTCAACCCCACAACATAAAATGAACACACAAGCCGCCACGCTAAAAACCCTCAAAAACTTCATCGGAGAATCCCAGCTCCGCACATTGTTCCACCTCTCTCTTAAGGGAGACGAGAGCGAGTTTTTCGCCAACAAAATGGCTGAAATCGAAACCACCATCGAGACGATGCCAAAAACCTACGAAACTGACGGCCAAGGTCGCAGCGCCAAAATCTCTCTTCATTATTTCAAGGGCGGTTGTGATTGGTGGATCGTTGAGCGCGACATGGAGCAAGAGCAGCACCAAGCCTTTGGCGTGGCCTGCCTAGGATACGAGCCGGAGCTTGGCTACATTAGCATCCCCGAACTTCTCGAAGCCGGTGCGGAGTTAGACCTTTACTGGTCGCCGATCACAGTCGGCGAAGTCATGAACCAAAAACTCACCCTCGCCTAACCTCCCCCCCGGCGCGGGTTCGATCCCCGCGCCACCAACCCCACGACAAAAATGAAAACCAACGACAAACAACTCTACAACGCGCTCGCCTACTTCGTGATCTTCGGCAAGCAGCTCAAAAACACGCTTGAGGAACTGACCTTCGCCATCCAAAAATCCGAAGAAATCCTCCTCGCCCAAAACCTCAAAACCTCCACCCGCTCGAAAAAATGAAAACCGAAATCAAATTCAAAACCATCGGCACGCGAGCCGTTGTCACCAAAGACATCACGCCCGGCGAGGCCGCAGTCATCCTCCAGCAGGATCCAAAGCTGACCCAAGTGGACACCCCCTCTGGCTACTACCCGCGCCCGAAATGAGCAAGCCCACCACCCACGGCGGCCCGCGCAAAGGCGCCGGCCGCAAAACCGGCAGCAAAAACAAAAACGCCAAAGGCCGGACAGCTGTCACGCGTTCAGTCTCCATGCAACCGGAGAGCTGGCAAAAGCTCGACCGCGACCGAGGCGACCAGTCACGCGGAAAATACATCGAGTCGAAATTGTAGCCAAACTTCCAGCCACGCTTGAGTTTTAAGGCAAAATCTAAACAGCCGGACTCTACATTTGCCAAATGTAGCATCTTTCTCGCCTGTAGCTTTTGACTCCCCCAAATCCTTGCAGGCAGACGAGAGACACTGATGAGCGGCAGTGGAGCATGGCTTCGACCCGCCACATCGATCTCGGGAGGCCACCGTATGGCGTGCCGCAAGATTGGAAACCCGGCGTCTGAAAAGGTGCGGCCGCGCCGTCCCTGCAAAACAAAACACACGCGCCGTGCCGCTCGCCCTCAAAGGTGATGCACATCAAGGGCGCGTTTTTCTTTTCTCCTCCGTGCTCTCCGTGCTCTCCGTGGTGAAATCATTTTGACACGCCCGCCGAGGCGTGACCGACCTCGACAAAATCTCCGGCGTTAAAGCCTTCCTCCGCCGCACCAAGACCACCGCCGAACTCGAAGCCCTCGCGCTCGCCACATTCGCCAGTGCAACCGAGGAAGTCGTCATCACATCCCTCGGCTCCGAAGGCGCCAGCAGCGCCGGACAAATCTCGTTCCCCAAGTGGCTCCTCCTGCAAGCCGCCGAAGAACTCCTAAGCGAAGGCCCGAACGGTCGCCAGCTTTTCGCCATCGCCGACCGCTCCCGCTACGGCACGCTCGTTTGACACGCCCGCCTCGGCGTGCCGTCGAAAATCAAAAAATCAAGTTGGGGTGGAACCCGTCCCGGAGCAGGCCGCCCGCGCAAGCCAGACGCAAAAGCTGCCGCCTTTGAAGCCGCTCAGCCCTCGCTGAATCGCGGCCTCATCTGGGTTCCGACCACCGATCCGAAGCGCGAGCTGACCGCCCACACCCGACTTGAAATCCTCCGCCTCTCGCGGTGGCTCTACAACAACGCCGCTCAGGCCACCTACATCGTCGAGCACCTCGCCCAGCGCGCCATAGGCACCGGCATTGTCGTCCAACCCAAAACCTCGAATCTCGCGTGGAACAAAAAGGTCGACCAGTATTTCGAGGACCGCAACTGCGCCGAGGCGTGGGCATTCGATGCCGGCGCGCAGGTCAATTTCTACACCGCCCAAAGCCTCATCCTCCGACAGGTCGCCATCGACGGCGATTTCTTCGCGCAATTTCTCAAGACCAAAGAAGGCGCTGCCCGCGTCCGCTTCATCGGTGGCGAGTCCATCGGCGGCTCCGCAGGCTACGGCAACCCCGACGACATGACCCACGACGGCGTGACGATGGACCGCTTCGGCGCGCCCGTCTCCTACACCATCAACGCCGAAAACGGCACCCGCATCCCCGCCGAAGACATTCTCCACTTCCGACACATCCGCCGCCACGCCCAGCCGCGCGGCGTTTCGTGGTTCCACTCCGCCGTCTCCAACCTCCGCGACATCTCCGAAATCAACGGATTCGTGAAGGGCGCTTACAAAGCAGGGGCGCAAATCGGCTACATGGTCACCTCCACCGAAGTCGCCAAGATCGGCCTCGGCGCTGGCCTCAAATCCACGACCAACGAAGTCGGCGAACTCCAAACCAGCGACCTCCCGAACGGCATCCTCCTCCCTCGCCTCAAGCCCGGCGAAAAACTCGAAGCCTTCAAGAACGACATCCCCGGCCAGACCTATGAAGCCGTCATGCGCGCCCTCCGCTCCGATGTCGCCTTCGCCGTCGGCCTCCCGCCCGAGGCCATGATGGTCAATGTCGGCCTCGCTGGCACCGAACAAAGAGCCGTCCTCGAAGTCACGCAGAATTTCCTCGAGCGTCTCCAGCAGCAGGTCATCGATCAGTTTTGCCGCCCCTTTTACAAATATTGGTTGTGGCACGAAATGCAGTCCGGTCGCCTCGAATACCCCGGCGATGATTGGTGGCGGCACGAATGGCTCGCCCCGAAAAAGATCACGGTGGACAGCGGCCGCGACGCCCGCGCCTTCAGCGAGCAACTCGACAAAGGCCACCTCAGCCCGACCCGCTTTTACAACATGCAAGGGCTGAGAGCCGAGGAAGAGGAGGCGGATGTCATCGAGACCTACCTCCGGCGCAAACAAAAATGCGAAGCCCTCGGCCTCGATGTCGCCCAGGTCTTCCCGAACTCCATCCGCAGCGGCATCGCCGCGCAACAGCCCGCCGAATCAAGCGACGACGAGGACGCGGACGAAGTCACTCAACCCACCCAACAAACACCATGAACAAAAAATTCTATGCACTGGAAAAATCCGACAACGGCGAGGCAACGATACATCTCTACGATGAAGTCGGTGCTTTCGGCTCAGGCTCAAAAGAGTTCCTCGCAGACCTCGGAAAGCTCGACGGCCAACACATTCACCTCCGCATCAACTCGCCCGGTGGGTCCGTGGTTGAGGGAACGGCCATTTACAACGCCCTTCGCCGGCACAAAGGCGGGCTGACCGTCCACATCGACGCGCTCGCCGCCTCGATGGCCAGCGTCATCGCCATGTCGGGCAACCCGGTCTATATCGCCGACAACGCGCTCCTCATGATCCACAATCCGTGGACCGTTAGCGCAGGCGACAGCGACCAGCTCCGCAAAGAAGCCGACCTCCTCGACAAGCTCAAGTCCACCCTCGTCAACGCCTATGTCCGCAAAACCGGCATGGAGCAGGCGCAGGTAGCCGAGATGATGGATGCCGAGACCTGGCTCGATGCCGTCGAAGCCGTGGCCCTCGGATTCGCCGACGCCATCGAGGAAGGCGTCGCCGCCGCAGCCACCGCCACGCCGGAAAGTCTTCGCGCTCGGTTTGACAAATTCGCCAAGGGCATGACTGAAAACCCTGTCACCGAAACGCCCGAGATCGCCGAGGCTCCCGAAGCTCAAGCGCCCGTCGAGGCCACCGTCATCAGCGAAAACGCCGAAGTCTCCGCGCCCGAAGTCGTCGAAACTCCCGCCGCCGAGGAAGCCCCCGAAGCCCCAGCCGCCGAGCAACCCGCCGAGGTCGTTGAGCCTCAAGCCAAAATCTCCGCCGCTGACTCGATCCTCGCCAAATTCAACGGCGCAATCGCCGAACGCGACGCCGCCCTCGCTGAAGCCAGCGCCTACCGCGCGAAATTTGAAGCCCTCAACAGCGAAGTCGAAACCCTCCGCAGCGAACTCGCTCAAGACCGCGAAGACCTCGGCCGGTTGCAACGCTCCTTCGGTCTCTCCGCCGCCCGCGTCGTTCCCGAAATCGATCAGAGCGCGAACACCGCGAGCATCTACGACCAGTGGAAAAACGCCACCGGAGCCGAGAAGACCCGCATTTTCCGCGCGAACCGCAAAGCCCTCGAAGCCCACGCGAAGACCTCTGCGATTTGACACCCGACTAATCCACGAAACCCAAAACCTAACCCACCAAACCACCCACTCAAATGGCCACAACCATCAGCTCCGAACTCAAACTGAATGTCGTCCTCGACAGCGCGCTCGTCGCACTGCGTGAATCGCTTCTCCCGATCAACTCCTTCAGCCGCGTCTTCAATGATGTGCCGCTGCAAGGCACCGACAAAGTCGCAGTGCCTTTTTTCCCTCTCGCCACTGACGCGACGAGCGACTTCAACGGCACTTATTCTTTCGGCGATACGAACGCCATCAACAGCCGCGAGGTCACGATCAATAAGCGTAAATATCAGCCGCTCTCTTTCACCAGCGCAGAACTCGCTCGCCAGCCTTATTTTGATCCCGAGCAACTCGGTTTCCTCAAAGGCCGCAAGCTCGCCGAAGACATCCTCCGCGACATCCTCAGCATCGTCACCCTCGCGAACTACGGTGCGCCAATCCACACCGGAGCCGCCTCCGCGTTCGACAGCGATGACTTGATCACCATCAAGACCGCGCTTGACCAAGCCAAGTGGTCCCGCACCAGCCGCACAATCATCCTCGACAACACATACGAGGGCGCACTCCTTAAAGACGCGTCGATCAAAAACGCCTCCGCAGTCGGCAGCTCCTCTGCGATCCAACAGGGCCAGCTCCCGCAGATCGCTGGTTTCAATGTCGTCGGCACAAACCTTATCCCCGGAAACAGCCAAAACCTCGTCGGTATGGTCGCGCTGCCTGAAGCGATCTTGGTCGCCTTCTCGCCAATCCAACCCGCTCCAGCCGTGCTCCAAAAGCTCAACGCTTACGAGAAGGCCACCGATCCCGAAACCGGCCTCACCATCGAATACCGCTCATGGGGCGATCCCGACACCGACACTGAGAAGAGTGTCATCGAGGTCAACTACGGCTACGCCCTCGGCCACGCCGCCGCCCTCAAGCGTATCGTCAGCGCCTAAGCCTGATGCGCCTCGGCCTCACACTGAACCGAATCGGCAACGCTTGGCAGGTCACGCACCTGCCGAGCGTCCCACTCGCCGAGCAACTCGCCGACTTCAAAGCCAAGCAAGTCGCCGGCGAGTTCACTGCCGACGAAACCCTCGTCGTCAGCCTCGGTGACACGCTCAAGCGCCACGCCAAAAAAGCCAGCGCCCCCGTCGTCGCCACCGAGCCGGAAGAAGAGTCCCCAAAGCCAAAAAAGAAATAACCCGCTACCCGCGCGATTCCCCGCGCCAGCCCGCAAACGCCTCGCCGGTTCTCACTCCCGGCGGGGCGTTCTGCTTTTTGACACGCAGCGAGAAGCGTGTCGCCTGAGCAAAAATCCCGCCTCGAAACCCTCGCCGCCTCCGCGCGCAATTCGCTCCTCGGCATTCCGGTAAAATTCCGCGCGCAGGATTTGAAAGCCTGCATCTCCCCCGTCGCCGTCTCCTTTGATCTCGAGAGCGGCGGCCTCCGCCAAGGCGGCGAGTTCACGGTCAGATTTCAAGCCAGCGACCTCGAGAGCGCCCCACGCCGTGGCGAGAGCATCCATTTCCACGGCCGGTCCTACCTCGTCCAGCAAGTCGGCGAATCGCTCAACAACCCCGCCGAGTTCACCTGCACCGTCTCACCCGCCGGAGGTGGCCAATGAATTTAGAAGTCGAAACCTCCCTCGCTGGCTGGCTCCGCAGCCAGCCCGCCTTTGACGGCATCCCCGTCCACACCGGCCAAAGCAGCGACCCGATCGCAAACGACCAGCCCGTCCTCATCGTCGGCGTGGACTCCTCCGAGGTGATCGCCGCGCAGCTTTACAAGCTCGCCGTCTCCATTGTCGCAGCCACGCCGTGCATCGTCGAAGGCGCGCTCGAGACCCACTCGGGCATCTCCGCCAATCTCCGCACCGCGATCCTCGCCGCCGACCAGCTCGCTGCCAGCTTCCCCAGCACGATCACCCTCGCCGGGGCCGTGCTCAGCCAGATTTCCGAGACCCGCGAGTCCGACCGCTGGCTCACCACCGCCTCCCTGACCATCGGCCTCATCGCGCCGATTTGACAACCCACCAACCAACAAACCCACCACCATGCCAGCCTCATACACATTCGGAATCACCGGCGGAGCCACTGGATCGATCATCGTGAATTCGGTGTCGCTCTCGCACACATCCTCCAAGCAGGAACTCCAAGGCCCAACCGGCAACATCGCCGCTGTCGGCTACAACAAATTTAAGACGGAGGTCTCCATCTCCGGCGTCGGCGATGCAGGCAGCCTAGCAGTCGGCGGCGCGCTTGGCTCCATGCCAGGCGTCACTGGCAGCTACACGATCGACTCGATCTCCACCTCGCGATCCATCGACGGATTTGCGGAATTCGAAATCACCGCAACCAAGAACTAAAATATTATGCCCGCATCATTTTACGCCGCCGGTGGCATCACTGCCGAATTTGGAATCACCGCCGAAGCCAACATGCTCGTTCAGTCTTTCTCCTACGAAGTCTCGAGCGACAAAGTGGAGCTTTACGACACCGAGGGAGAACTCGCACAAGTCGCCCGCTTCAACAAAAAAGCCAGTATCTCCATCTCGGGGATCAGTGATTCATCTGCTCCCGCCGTCGGGGATGAGTTGGTTGTTGCAAACACCGCCGCAGGCCAACTCAACGGCACGATCCTCATCGATTCCGTGACCGAGACTTTGAGCAGCGACAACTTCCGAACGATCGAAATCAGCGCCACGCAATACGACGCCGAGCTGTCGTAACCCCACCCCGCCGACCGGCTCCCCGGCTAAAGGGAGCCGATTTTTTGAAACATTAAACCCGATGAAAGAAACCTACACCTACACCGCCAACATCAAGGCCGCCGCTGCCCTGATGTCCCTCGGCTTCGAGTTCAAAGAAGGCTCCCCCTGCGTCCGCATCCACCGCGAGGACGGCAAGGAAACCTCCTCCTACTGGTTCAAGGAACACGGTCCAAAAGGCGAGCGCGCCTCGCAGGTCATTTATTGGATGACTAAAGGCCACGCCGAACTGGAAGCCCGCGACCCAGAGCACCCGGTCAACTACATCCGCGCCGCCTTTGCGAACCGCGAGACCGCCATCGACCTCCACAAAAAAACGCCGCGACTGGTCGAGATCAAACGCAACGGCAAGACCCTCTACCTTTCCGAAAACGCCAGCGAGGAAACCCGAAAAAAATTCGGCTCGCTGCTCTAAGAAACAAAAAAACCAAAACACTAAAATGACAGACACCGACCTCCTCACCGACGACGAAGCCCTGCGCGAGCAAGCCATGACCAGCGGCCCGCAAAAACTCTCCCGCTGGGAAATGCGCCCCACCGCCGCGCTCGAAATCTCCTGGATGCAGCGCAACAAAATCCTCAGCCCCGAGATGGATATCCTCTGGCGCTCCGGCGGCTTCGCCTTCATCCACTCCGCGCCCAAATCCTCCGTGCGCTCAACCGTGAACGACCACGCCCGCTTCGTCGCCGCCGTGGATGATTGGATGGAAAAACAAAACCCATCCGCCTCCGAGATCGCCGAACTCCAAAAGCTCTGCCTCGAGAGGACCAACGAATACTTCGCCAGCTTCAGCGAGACCCAAGGCGGAAAGTCCGCCTCGGGAAACTAAACGGCCCCGGCTGGCTCGCAGGCTATGTTTACCGCATCGCTAAGACCACCGGCTGGGGCTTCCGCGAAATCCTTGAAGACCTCCCTTTCGCCGCAGGGCTGCAAATCATCCATGCCGACGACGCCGCCCACGGCCGCCGCCGCATCTGGACGCGCAACTCGCGCAAGGTGGATTTTGACTCCCTCGCTGCCATAGACGCCGCATTCGCAAAAATCACCTGATGCCAAAGTTCAAACTCACCAACCTCCGCTTCGAGCGAATCATGTATGATTACGCCACGATTCTGGAAAAGACGCTGCCCGAGGCCGTGCATACCAATGCCCGCCTCCTCTGCGTCGAGTTGGCGAGGCGCACGCAGGCATTCGGCCACGAGAGCGAGCAGCAGCAAAAGGAGCGCATCCGCAAAGACATCTCCCACATCATCAAGCCGCCAATTTATTTTTTGAAATTCCTCGGCCGAACCACCAACGAGCGGCTGAAAGCCTCACTGAAAAAAAACTATTTTGCCGGGAAATGGAGCGTCCTTGCCGAAACTTTAGCCAAGGTCGGCATGGGGGCGGAGGCCTTTACGCTAATCAACCGCGACGACATGCGCGACACCCACGAAGTGAACCGGAACATCAAGACCGGCCGCACCTACAAGCGCCCAAATAAATTTTATCTAGCTACTGATTCCTCTGCATTGAGTAACTATATCGCCACCCGCCAGAAGGCCGCAGGCATTAGCAAGAGCGGATGGAGCGAGTGCGCCGAGGGTTTGAAAAAAGTCGTTAAGGGCAGCATGTCGCGCGGCATCAAACCATGGGTCACCCGGCACACGCGCGGCCTCGGCACCGTGGTGGATAAATCCGACAATGTCGTCTCCCTCGGCACCTCGGCTCGCCCGATGTTTAAGACCTCAAACAAACGCCCCTCCGTGGTGCTCACCAATTCCATTCCGTGGGCCGACAAAGTCATTCGCCCCAGCGAGCAACTCATGGCGCTGAACATCGTTGCCGAGAAAATGAAAAAACAAATGGAGACCATCCTCAAAAAGCGGCTGAAACCCGCGTAAAGCTATGGCAGATGTCTCAGTAGAATTCGGTGCAACAGATGTCGGGCTGGAAAAAGCCCTCCAGCAAATCCAGACCGAGATGGGCAACCTCCAGGGGAAGGTCAAGAGCGGCGAGCTTTCCATGGAAGAACTGGAGCAAACGATGCGGCGCATCGGCCAAGTCGAGAACATGGAGAAACGCCTCAAGGCCATGGGTGACGCCTCTGCCGAATCCTCCCCGAAAATCAAAAAGCTCGGTGATGACATCGACACCGCCGGATCAAGCGCCCAATCGGTTGGCGGAATCTTCGATGCCGAGTTCAAGAAAATCGCCGGAGCATTCACCGTCGGCAATCTAGCCGCCCAAGGATTTCAAAAAATCGTGGAGCTTGCATTCAGCGCGGCTCAATCCGTCGTTCAAGGCTTCTCCGACGCCCTCGACCTCGGCGGCCGCCTAAACGAACTCTCCAGCCGCACCGGCGAGACGGCCGGCAAGCTCCTCGTGCTCGAGACCGCCTTCAAAAACTCCGGCCTCGAAGCCAGCACGGTCGGCACCGCGATCAATAAGCTCCAGAACTTCATGCAGGATGCCGCCAATGGTGGCGACAAGCAGCGCGCGGCCATGCAAAGCCTCGGCGTCTCGATGAGCGAACTTGCGGGCAAGACGCCGACCGAGCAAATGAAAATCTTCGCCGACCGCATCGCGGGCATCGAAGACCCCACTGCGCGAGCCGCTGCCGCCTCCGAGGTTTTCGGCGACAAGCTGGGTGGCAAGCTCCTTCCGCTTTTCTCCGATTTCAGCACCAACCTCGAAGACGCCCGCGCCAAAGTCGGCTCCCTCGAGCAGGTCATGGATGAAAACGCCGCCACCTTCGACGCTGCCGCCGAGACCATCGATGCCGTCAAAGGCAAGATGGCTGCCTTCGCCGCCGGAGTTTTGAGCGAGACGATCCCGGCGCTTGAGGATTTGGGCAAATCGATGGAGCAAGTCGATGCGGCAGGACTTGGCCAAGATGTCGGCGAGTTCCTTTCCCCTCGCTTGGAGAAGCTGAGCTATGTCACCATCGGTGCTTCCGAAGCGCTAAAAGATCTCATCGACCTTCTCACGACAGCGCCATCAAACACCTCCACTTTTGGCCAAGCCGTGAACGCCGTTGCGGAGAGCCTTGATGGGTTCAATTACTACATGCAAAAGGCGATCAATTTCATCTCTCCGATGGATGATCTTTGGACGATGCTTGAGCAGAAAGGCCGCGCCGCCGCCGATGCTCAAGACACCGCCGCCGCATCGATCGCAGGCACCGGCACCGCCGCGCAGACAGCCACCACCGGCTTGGAAAATGTCGGCACCGCATCCGACACCGCCACCGGAAAAGTCGACGCCCTTGGCACCTCGGCGCAGGCCACAGGCCAAAACATCGCCAGCGCTTTTTCCCTCACCTCCGATTTCGCTCCGAAACTTGAGGAAATCAGCGGCTCGTGGGGCGGAGTAAACGAGCAAATCCTCGGCGGAAAAAATCTCCTCTCCGAAAGCTACAACCTCGCCGATTCCATGACCGGAAAAATCGAGGAGCAAACTGCAGGCTTTGGAGGAGTCAATGAGCAACTTACCACCAGCAAAGACCTCGCCTCGCTCATCGATACCACCTACGGCAAGCACGCCGAGAAGCTCGCCGAGATCCAAGCCAAGCAAGACGCCCTGACGGCCAAAGAAACCGAGCGCAAAGACAAACTCAGCGAAGCCTTGAATTTCGAGCTTGCGATCAACCAAGCCAAAGCCACCGGAGACACCGAACTCGTCAAGACCCTCGAAAACCAAAAGCTCCTTAATGCCGAGATTCAAAAAGCCATCGACTCCGGCATGGGCGAAAAAGAAGCCGCCGCTTTCGCCCAGCAAATGGTCAACGCCAAAAACGCCGCCGCCAGCGTGAATGTCAACACCTCCACGGTCAGCACGGCAAAAGCCGAGGCCAGCAAAGCCGCCGAGGCCGCCAAGTCCTTCGCCACCTGGCTCGACTACATCAAAGGCGTGGATCCCTCCAAGCCTGTGAAAAGCCTCAAAGAGCAGACCGCCGACGCCCGCAAGGAAATCACCGCCTTCGGCGAATACATCGGCGTGGATCTCAAAAACAAATCCTTCCCAGACATCGCCCGCGAGCTGGGCATCAAAAACCTCGGATCCACCGGCACCGAGCAGATGAATCAGATCCTCGACTACATTTCCAGCCAGCGTGGCAAACTCCCCGTCATTCAGCCCATCGACGAAAAAGGCGGCAAGACCGCACTTGATGGCATCCAGACCAAACTCAAAGACCTCGGCGCCACCCCGCAAACCCTCAACCTCGACGCCACGAAATCCATTGAAGGCATAAAATCCAAGCTCAAGGAAAACATCGACCTCGCCATCACGACCGGCGAAGGCACGAAAATCCTCGGTGATCTCAAAGGCTTGCTCGGCGAAATCAAGACCACGATGACCACGCTCTCCAACAAACTGCCCGTCCCCGCACTGGTTTAAAAAAATGCCTACTTACACAGCAAACCAAGGCCCAATTTTAAAAGATTACGCAATCCAGCTTTTTGATTCGGGCCTCGCGCTTTATACAGGGAACTATTCAGCGACATCGGCGAGTGACATCTTTGCCCCTGGCGAGTCCATAGGCATCCCCGCAGGCAGTGGTGCCCAGTCGCCTTTTTATGTTTATCCTTTCCCGGAGGTGGCGTCGAGCGGGACTCCAGGGCTTTTGGACTTTCGCGTCTCGGCGTATTCTCGCTGGACAGACCAAAAAAGCTACATTCGGCGAATTGTTTCCGGCGTCGCGGTCGGGGTCTGCGCAGTCCACTACGAATTAAAGCCGGTCACCACGCCACCATCGCACACATTCCCTCGTTACTATGTGGCAACGAGGCCTATTTTCCACACGCAAACCACTGTAAAGCAAGTGGTGGCGGATACCGAGACGGTCAATACAACTCTACCACTAGAAGTTTTTTACGACACGGACATGGGGAATTTAAAAGTCATAGTTCCGCAATTTAATGTCGGCAATCAGATTTTTGAAAACGAGGAAGAAGCAAACGAATATGCACAAAATAATGGCGGCACGGTGGTTGATACTTCCTATCTCTCGCAGGCAAAAAAATTTGAATATTTTTTCCCTGGTTTTATATCCAGAAATTCTTTCACTGGAAATTTTGATACAAGAGTTGAACCAAATTTAAATAGTAATATTATCCAGTTTAACCAAAATAATTTTGGTAAATATATCGAGACCGAATATGTAACTTCGCCAGAGCAAACTTACTTTTACGCAAACCCAGGGGGAAGTGACTTCTCTGGGTTAGCAAATATTTTATACAATTTCGGCTCGTTTTATGAAATTTTAGATGAGTAAAAACCCTCCCATCTCATTTGAGGCTCTAGCGAAGCAAGCTAATTCTGCAAAAGCTGGCGGGTATCCATACCAATTAAAAGGTAAGGATTTGGATGAGAACTTTGTATTTGCAACGCTGCAAATTGACGAAAGCCTAGTCACCTCGACGACCGGCGCAGGTGGGCACATGGCCCGAAAGCTCAAAATTCCCGCCGTGCCAAGCGGTGGAGTTTTTGTTTTAGGCGCCGAAGGCGGTCAACTGCAATGGATCGCCACGGAGGAATGCTAATGCAGATTTTTACCACGGAGAACACGGAGAGCACGGAGGCCAAGAAGAGACATGTTAAAAAGGATTCCCAACCCGCCCTCTGCTTTCCTCTCCGTGTGCTCCGTGTCCTCTGTGGTTAAACCGCTTCTCCCATGACCCTCGGCCGCACATCCTCCGGCAGCATCAAGATCAAAACCGACGGCGGCACCACCCGCGCGGTGGAGTGCGATTGTTGCGAACCTGCAGGTTATTATCTTGCTGGCGGGTATTATTGTAGTGACGGTTCAATTCATCCCATTTTTGGCCCACAAATTGATTATTGGTCCGCACAAGCTTATTACCAAATTGGTAGCGGCGGAATCATCTCCTATAAAGCGGAAGCGTGGTCAGCCGCCGTTAATTGGGTATGGAGGAAAACAGCTCCCGCCGGTAGCCAAATTGATTACGGCGGCATGTGGACAGCCCAGCCAGCGGAATCATGGGGAGGAGAAGGGCCGCAAGATAAGGTATTTACTCTTTCGCAAGGGGCAGACTCGCGTTGTCCAAATGCAAACCAAAAGTCTCTGGACTTTAATACACAAATCCCAGTCTATGCGATGAAGTGGACAGACAACGGAATCGAAATGTGCGGCGGATCATTTCAAGTTATGTTTAATGTTTATGGATGTAAGCAATAGTGACTTTTTCAGAAATAAATTTAATCAAAAAAATGCCTCGGAAAAAGCGGCTAAAATGCTTCAGCTCCGCGCCGAGATGATTACTCGCTTCGGCCACGCCGCGAACCGCTTCGCTCGCTCCGGCTTCGCCACCACCCCGCCCGAAATCCTCGCCGACCGCGAAGCGACCTGCCGCGCGTGCCCAGAATGGGACGCCGCCGCGCTGTCCAACACCGGCCGCTGCCGCAAGTGCGGTTGTTCCACCTGGGCAAAATTGCGCATGGCCACCGAAGCCTGCCCGCTCGGCAAGTGGTCAGCAGTTCTCACCACGGAGAACACAGAGAGCACGGAGATACAGCAGAGGCAGTCTTAAAAAATCCCCCTCCCCGTTTCCTCCTTCTCTTCTTCGCCTCCGTGTGCTCCGTGCCCTCCGTGGTGAAAAATCCTCCGACCCACTCCGCAAGCTGATTTGACACCCGCCGCTCGCGTAGCGGCATGAAACTCTTCCTCGACCTCAAAAACCGGCGCTTCGTCAAGTCCGCCGCGAGCAATGTCGCGCTCGACCGCCTTATCCTCAAGCGCCGCGATACCCTCCCCATCGAAGTCATCTATGTGGAAAACGGCGCAGTCGCCACGCCACCCGCCGGCACGACCGCCGCCGTCGGCCTCAAAGCCAAATTCTCCGACGCTAATTTTTTATCTTACGCGGCCCCCGGTCAGACCACACTCGATCTATATACATTGCCGGTCGAGGCCGCGTTTTCTTCCAACCCCGCCAGCATCTCCGCCCTCCTCGAGATCCGCTGGGGCGCGCCAGGCACCGCCCACCGCACGGCCACCCTCGCGGTGGAACTCCAGAATGCCGTCATCACCGGCCTTGAGGGAACGCCACAAGCGGTTCCCGACGGCAAAGCCACCCAAGCCGAAGCCGAGGCAGGCACAGACAACGCGAAATGGATGACGCCCCTGCGGACCGCGCAGGCCATCGCGGAACTCGCGCCGCCTCCCACTTGGGAATCCGTAACCGGCAAGCCAGTCACCTTCCCGGCCACGGCCCACACCCACCTCAAGAGCGAGATCACCGGCCTGCCTGCCGACCTCGCCGCCCTTACTTCCGCCGATACGGCGCTGGATGCCAGGATCGACCACCTCACCGCCAATCTGGACCCGTCCGCGCTAGACTCCATCGCCGAGGCCGCCGCCAGCATCGGCACGCTCCAGACCCAACTCGACACGCACACCCACACCGCGGCCGACATCACCGACTTCGCCTCTGCCGTCGTCGCCGTCTCGCCTCCCGTCGATTGGAGCAGCCTGACCGGCAAGCCCTCCACCTTCGCGCCTTCCGCGCACAACCACACCATCGCGGAAGTCGCCGGCCTTCAGACCGCGCTCGATGGCAAAGCCACCGCCGCCCAAGGCGCCAAGGCCGACACCGCCCTCCAGCCCGAGGCCGTGGACTACCGTGGCACCTACGACAACGGGGCCGACTACTACCCAGGCCAAGTCGTATCTTTCAACGGCGAGCTTTATGTTCGAATCGGCGAGCCGAACCCCGGCTATCCCCCCGGCTCCAGCTACTGGGCCGCGTTCGACCCCTCCGCCTCACCAGCTTTCAAGCTCTGGGTCGATCTCTCAAAAGCCGACACGGTCCACACCCACGCCGCCAGCGAGATCACCGGCCTTTCGTCCTACATCATCGCTTCGGCCCCCGGCCTTTCGATCAACAGCACGATCCGTTACGGAGACGGCACCAGCGTCACCTTCCCCATCGACGGCCTCGTCAGCAACGACCCCGAGTCTGTCCTCGTCGCCCTCAACGGCGTCACGCAAGCGCCGACGAGCGACTACACCGTGAGCGAAGCCTCGGGCACCATCACCTTCGATTCCGCGCCCGCCGCCGGAACCCAGATCGCCGCCACCGCCCTCGGCCTGCGAACCGTCCAGCCGCCGATCGATCCGACCCTCTACCTTTTCGCCTTCGACTCCAGCCTCGACGGCCTCACGACCTACAGCGGCCGACTCCTCAACGCCGACCGCCCCGCCGCGCCAGCACTGCCCGAGACCGCCAGCACCTGGACAATTAAACGCACCACCCTCAACGCCGCCGGTCGCGTGCTCGCCACCGCCTCGGCCATCGGCTCGTGGTCTAACCGGGAGACTCTCGCCTACGCATGACAACAATTACCGAGAGCAACCTCAGCCAAAGCCTCGACCTCTCGAGCTTCGACCTCACGCTCCCCGCCGTCGTGGTCGAATACCCAACACGCTCGAGCTTCCCGAGCGTCGGAAAATCCGACCGCCTCTACATGGCTCTCGACGAAGGAATGCCCTACCGCTGGAGCAGCTCCGCGAACGCCTACGCGCTCATGATTCCCATCATCGATGCGGGCGCTTTTTGACACTCACCCCCACAACGAAACCCACAACCACCACCACCACCTAAAAAGCCATGGCTAATCCCATCCTCAAAATCAAACGCGGTTCAGGCGCGCCAGTTTCGCTCCAACAGGGCGAACTCGCGATGGACCTCCTCAACAAGTCCCTCTTCATCGGCACAGCCTCCGGCCCTCTGGCCATCGGCGGCGAGCATGTCTTCGCAAAGAAGACCTATGTCGACAGCGCCGTCTCGAGCGAGCAATCCGCCCGCGAAGCCGCCGACACCACGCTGACCAATAACCTCAACGCCGAGATCTCCCGCGCCCAAGGTGCCGAGAGCGACCTCGCCGACGACATCACAGCGGAAGAGACAGCACGCATCGCGGCAGTTAGCGCCGAGCAATCCGCTCGTGAAGCAGCCGACTCCGTCCTCGACGGCAAAATCACGACTGAGAAAAACCGCGTCGACGCGATCCTCTCCGCTTCCCAGGCTGACAAAGACAGCTTCGCGGAAATCGTCACCCTCATCAATTCAGTCGACACGACTAACGACCAAGCGTTCGCCGGTTATGTGACCAGCAACAACGCCGCTCTCGCTCAAGAAGTCAGCGACCGCCAAGCAGGCGACACGACTCTTCAGAATAACATCAACACCGTTTCCTCAAACCTAACCGCGCTGACCACCCGTGTCACAGCGGCCGAAGAGGACATCGTGGACAACGCCACGGCGATCAGCGCCGAAGAGACCGCGCGCATCGCCGCCGTTTCGGCCGAAGCGACCAGCCGCGCGAATGCCGACACGACTCTTCAAAACAACATCGACGCCGAGGCTTCCACCCGCTCCACAGCGGACACCAGCCTCAGCAACCGCATCACCACTCTCGAAAACGCCAGCGCGGATTCCCGCCTGGACGCAGTCGAGGCCGATGTCGCCGACCACGAGACCCGCATCAGCGCGCTCGAGACCACGATCGACGGCGGAGTTTATTGATCCAACCCGCAACCCACTCCCCGGCGGGGCGGCCCATGCCGCCTCGCCAAGCGGGGGATTTAAAAAATTCCGCTGAATAAAAAAGGCCCATGCCAAATCCAACCATCATTCCGAAAAAGTCGGTCCAGAGCGGAGCAGTTCCGCCCACTCTCGCCCTCGGCGAGATCGCCATCAACCACGCCGACCGCCGCCTTTACTCGCGCAATCCCGCGACAGGCGAAATCTACCGCCTCGCAGGCGCAGGCGAAGCCCCCGACCGCGTGTTCGTCTTCGACTCCAACGGCGACACAACCTACCTCGGCTATCTCCTCTACACGGATGTGCCCGCCACCGGCTCCATCTACGACGCCACCGCGTGGGAAATCTCCCGCACTCAATTTTCCGCAGACGGCAACTCCTCCACCGAAGCCTCGGCAACCGGAGCGTGGAATTCTCGCAGCTCACTCCAATTTTCTTAAACCATGATCGCAACACCCATCCTCGCCTCCGGCGACAGCGTTTCTATCGACCCCACCGCCGCAGACGCACTCACAGCCACCGACGGAGCCATCTCCGCCGCTGACGCCGGAGCCGACAAACTCCTCTTCTGGGACGACTCCGCAGGCAAACTCACCCACCTCGAACTCGGCAGCTCGCTATCAATCACAGGAACGACTCTGAATGCCTCGACAGGCACGCAAAATTATTACCTCGCCTCAAAAACCCTCGCCCGATTCACCCCCCGCGAGAACCAGCCCCCCGCCACCGCCTTCGCCACCTTGGACACGCGAAACTCCATCGCCGTCCTCGATTTCGACGCTGCCACCGACGAAGCCGCGATCTTCTCCGGCGTCATCCCCGACTACGCCAATCTCTCCAGCGGCCTAAAAATCCGCCTTGCGTGGATGGCCACCTCCGCCACCTCCGGCAATGTCCGATGGGGCGTGCAGTTCGAGCGTTGCGTTACCGATCTTGATGCCGACTCCTTCGACACCGCCACGCTCACCACCAGTGCCGCAAACGGAACCTCAGGAATAGTCACCATCGCCGAAATCACCGCCACCTCCATTGATTCCCTCGTCGTCGGCGACACCTTCCGCATCAAAGTCTTCCGCGATGCCGACGATGCCACCAACGACACTATGACAGGCGACGCCGAACTCATCGCCGTCGAAATTCAGCAAATCGCTTGATTTTATGGCTTACGCACTAACCTCCGCTGGAGCCAGACTCAACATTGGCACATCGGCTTCTTTGGCTTTTGATAAAGACTCGGTCTTTACCGTGGCAGGGAATTTTTTATTCCCGACACTTGCATCTGGAGCATTCCAACTTCTTAATAAACAGGACGCTTTTGGGAATTCAACAGGCTGGGCTTTGGGGTTCCTTTGGCAATTAAATGTAGGTCAAGGAGTAGGGAATTGGATTTCTTTTTCAAAGCGAAATAATTCCACAAATGAATCTTGGGGAATCGCTTCTGCTTCGCCTGTTGCGGGGCAGTGGTCGCACATGGCTGCATCGACAACATCTGCGAACACGCTGGATCAAAAATTTTACTTTAATGGCTCGCAAGTGACAACGGTTGTCAACAGGAACACCCTGACTTCTGCGATTACAAACGCCATTGTTCCTCAAATCAACGGCAGAAATGGAGCCAATAATTTAAGCACTTTTTCTGCTGCCGAAGTCGGCATCTGGAACGCCGCCCTCACCGCCGCTGAAATTGCCTCCCTTGCGAAAGGCATGACCTGCGACAAAATCCGCCCGCAGAACCTCGTTTTTTATGCCCCCCTCGTCAGAAATCTACAAGATGTCAAAGGCGGGCTGACAATCACTAACAACAACGGCGCGACCGTCGCCAACCATCCACGCGTTTATGCCTAACCATTACAACCTCACCACCAACGAACTCGTCACCCTCGCGCCCGAAACCCTCGCCGCATGGGCCGCGAACGGCAACCCCAAAGCTGCCGACTACGCCCCGCTGCCGCCCAAGCCCAGCGAAGACGCCGTGTGGCAGGACGGCGAATGGGTCACACCCGCCGCGCCCACCTACACCGCCGAGGAATGGACCGCCGAGCAAGGCTACGGCGGCAACCGCAGCACCACTCTCCTCTACCAAAAGCTCCGCCTCGACGCCGCCGCGAAATCTTCGCCCAAGCTCGTCGCAGTGCAAGCATGGCTCGACGGCATGATCGCCAGCGGCCTCGCCCCCGCCGCCAGCAACTGGCCCGCCGCCCCGCACTCTTTTGAGGAAACCCTCACCGAAACACTCATCACTCTAAACTCCTAAAATCATGGCCAACGAACTCAACATCGCCCTGCCCACCAGCGGCCTCACCGTCACCGCTCAACCCTACCAATCCGGCTCCGCCGTCGGGTCTGCCATCTCGCTCTCCGAAGTCGGCAGCACCGGTTTTTACACCGGCACCATGACCGGCACCGCAGGCACCTATCAACTCGCATTCATCAGCGCCGGAGCCAATGTCGGCAGCGGCAGCATCGTCTGGAGCGGAAGCGCCGAAGTGCCAGCCAGCACCTTCAACCCATCATCCGACACTGTGGCCAATGTCACCCTGTGCGCCACCACGACAACCCTAACCAACGCGCCAACCGTGCCTTCCGCGAGCGCCATTGCCAGCCAGGTGCGATCCGAGCTTTCGGTGGAGCTTGGCCGGGTGGATCAAAACATATCCTCGCGTCTCGCCGCCGCTGATTACACAGCACCGAGCGCCGCTCCAACGGTCACAGCAATCCGGCAGGAAATGGACAGCAACTCGACCAAACTCGCCAATCTCGACGCCACCGTTTCGAGTCGTCTTGCAACATCGGGCTACACCGCGCCGACCTCAGCCCCAACCGTGGCAGACATCCGCACCGAACTGGCCGTGGAGCTGAGTCGCCTGGATGCCTCCGTTTCGTCGCGTCTCGCAGGCAGCGCCTACACAGCCCCGACAACTCCTCCGACCGCCGCAGAAATCACCACCGCCGTGTGGGCCGCTGCCGATAAGACCGGCTACAGCCTCACCAGCGCCGAGCGCACCGCCATCGCGGCCGCCGTGGAATCCTCGATCCTCAACGAAGGCGACGGCCAAGCCGTGCTGAACGCCATCGTCGGAGCCATCGGCAACCAGAACCTCAGCGAAGTCTCGCTCGTCGCCGCCGTCCGCGCCGACCTCGAGCGCAACGGCGGAAAGCTGGACAGCATCCCCACGACCGCCGCGCCTAGCGCCTCGGCAGTGGCCAGCGCCACACGCACCGAGCTATCCACCGAGCTTTCGAGAATCGACCAAGCCATCAGCAGCAGGCTCGCCAGCAGTTCCTACACAGCGCCTGCGAACAGCGACATCACCGCGATCAAAGCGAAGACCGACAACCTGCCCGCGTCACCCGCAGCCACAGGCGACATCCCGTCGGCCAACATCACAGCCATCAAAGCAAAGACGGATCTGCTCAACACCGACCGCCTCGCCAATGTGGCGACCACGAACATCGTCGGCACCCTTCTCGCTCAGTCGCAAAGCTAATGAGCGAGAGCTTAGCGAAAGCCATCGACCTCGCATCCCGGTGGGTAACCCCCGCCGGGATTCTCGTGGTCATCGTCCTGCAAAGCCAATTTGTCAGCCGCACCGAGTTCGAAGCCGCGTCGGAAAAACTCAGCGGCCGCGTTGAGAAAATCGAAGCCGTGTTGATCAGGATGGAAGCCAACGCCGAAACAGACAAGCGCCACGACATCCTCCTCGCCGACCACGAAGGCCGCATCCGCGCCCTCGAGCGCCGCTGACCCTTTGACATCTCCCCACGGGAGATGAAAGCACTCCTCTACATCCTCGACCGGCTCAGCGAGAACTCCACATGGCGCGGTCTTATTTTAGTCGGCACCGCTGTCGGCCTAAAGGTCGAGCCCGAGCATCAGGAAGCCATCGTGGCCGCTGGGCTTTCGCTGGTCGGCGTCATCAACATTTTCCGAAAAGGAAAATGACGCCCAAGCAAGTCGCCGCCGTGCTGATGATCCTCGGCTGGCTGTTCTTGGCTCTCGCCTTCCTCACCTCCTGCGTGGCCGTGCCGGTGCCGCCATTCGGTGACCGCGTCGGCGAAGCTGGAACCCTGCACATCCGCACGAGCATCCGCTTCGAGCCACGCCTCACCGAAGGCGAACGCGAAAACGCCAACCTTCTGCACGCTCTCAGCCAATACCAGCAAACCCTCCCTGCCTGGAAAGATAAGTGATGCACCTCTTCGACTTCCTCCGCCGCATGTTCCCCGCCGCGATTCCGCCCGCCGAGCCAGCGCCAACGGAGCCGAAGCCAGCGCCAACTGTTAAGAAATCCTTACCAGTTCCCGAGCCGAAAAAATACTACCAGCAAACAAACCGCAAGACGCCGAATGTCTCGGCCGGCCGCGTCATCAAGCCGACCCACATCGTGCTCCACCACAGCTCCGGCGCTTACGCTGGGAGCGTCTCATGGTGCATGGACCCCGTGAGCAAAGTCTCCTACCACTGCATCATCGCCCGAAACGGCAAGCGCACCGTGCTCGCCACGCCCAGCCAACGCACATGGCACGCTGGCGTCAGCTCGTGGCAAGGCCGCAAAGACGCCAACTCCTTCGCCATCGGCCTCGCATGGGAAGGGGACACCTATCAAGTGCCGCTCGGCGAAGACGCCATCCTCAGCGCCGTGGAATATCTTTTGCCAATCCTCGACGAATACCACATTCCCCTTTCCAACATCATCCGCCACGCCGATGTCGCACCCGGCCGCAAAGACGATTGCAGTCCTGCCGCCCACGCCGCCCTTCTCGCCGCTTTGAACCGCGCCGCATGAGCCGCAAAGCCAAAGCCAACCTGCCGAAAGACCGTGAGGCTATCCTCCTCCAAGTCCGGCAAACCCTCGCCGAGCATTTCGACTGCGGCGTGTGCGTCGTCTCGTGGGAAGACGCCGGCACCACCTACGACATGGATTTCAAATTCGGCAACTCCCACGCCGCCCGCAACCTCGCCCGAGAGGCCGAAGAAATTCTCTGGCCGCTCGAGGACGAAGAGGAAGAGGAAGAGGACGACGAGGAGGAAACCGCTTGAAGGCCACACTTGAGTTCTCGCTGCCCGAGGAGCGCACAGAGCACATCTGCGCAGTCAAGGGGATGGATACCGTTTTAATACTCGACGAGCTTCTTAACGAAATCCGCTGCTACCTTAAACATGGCAGCGGCGAGTTTCGCGAATGGCGAGACTTCGAAGGCGTCACCCAAAAAGGATGCGACGCCACGCTCGAAAAAGTCCGCTCCTACATTTGGGAACTCCGCAAAGACAACGAAATCCCCGACCTGCCATGACACCAATCAAGAAATGGAAAAAATGGATGGCCGTGGGATGCAGCCACGGCGCGGAGATCGATCCCGAAGCCCGCGCCGCCGTGCTGAAATTCAAGCAAGCCTGGAAGCCCCAAACCACAATCCACCTCGGCGACTTCATTGACCTCTCCGCCTTCCGCGCCGGAGCCGTGCGCGACAGCAACGACGCCGACCACGCCGCCGATGTAGCAGGGGATCTCATGGCCGGCATCGAGTTCCTGCACGAACTAGAGCCAAACCAAATCCTCTGCGGAAATCATGAAGCCCGCCTCTGGAAATTTTCAAAAAGCCCGAACGCCCTCTTGGCCTACGCGGCCAATCTCACGATCCAGAAAATCGAAGAGACCGCCAAAAAACTCCGCGCCCCTCTCACGCCCTACGGAATCCGGAATTTCGTCGAACTCGGCGGCACCAAATTCGTCCACGGCTCGATGTTCAATGTCTCCGCCATCAGAGACCACGCCGAGACCTACGGGAATGTGATCATGGCCCACCTCCACCGCGTCGGCTGGGAACGCGCCCGCAACATCGACGGCGCCTCTGGCTACTGCGTCGGCATGCTAGCCAACTTCGACATGCCCTATGCCGCCGAACGCCGCGCCACGCTGGCGTGGTCGCAGGGTTTCGCCTGGGGCCACTACTGCGAAAATTCCCTCACCGTTAATTTATGCGAACGAAAAAAAGGCCAGCCCTGGCTTCTCCCGATCTAAAAAGCGCCTGGGCGGATTTCTACGAGTCCACCAAAGAGGACGACCTCGCCGCGCTTGCCGCACAAGGCTGGAAAACAATTTCGCAAATGGTCGAAGAAACCGGCCACAGCCTCACCGGAATCTCCTCCCGGCTAAGAGTCCTCATCCGCCAAAAGAAATTTGAAAAATCCAAGGCCAACATCCAGACCGCCCACGGCATCCGCGAAGTCGCCATTTTCCGGCCAGTGAGCCAACGCCGTGCCAACATCTCTGTAAAACTTTGAAAATAAGGGGTCATTTCTCGATTCGTAATCGATAGGTCGCGGGTTCAAATCCCGCCGTCGGCTCCCTTCTTAAATGCCCGCAGAGGCGCTCCTGGTGTGCTTCTGCGGGTTTTTTGTTGATGTTTCTCTGTGTTGCGCTTGATTGCTGTAAATGCCTAAACGAGCCAACATCGTGCCAACAGTGCCAACAGCCCTAGCAACGCAGAGCAACACAAGCACCGTATCCATTCAGCGGGCGAGCGTCCGGGGGGTGGAAAAGTTTTGCGTGTGGAGCAAAATCTCGGGGAAGCGGAAGCGGGCTTTCTTTGATGAGGCGGCGGGGGCGGTGGCTTACCGCGACCAGATTTTGCGCCAGCTTGAGGCGAAGGGGACGGAGTCGTTTGCCGTGTCGGGCATGACGGTGGCGGAGGGGTGGCGGGAGTTTCAAATGCTCCGGCTGCCGAAACTTCGCGGGAGTAATGCGCGGCTGGTGTGCTGGTGGATCGGCCACTATGTCGAGGCTCAGGGGCGGATGCCGCTGGCGGCGGTGTCGCCTCGAGACATCGATGCGTTTCTGGCGCGCAAGGAATGGAGTGGCACGACGCGGCAACAGGGCTTTGTTTATCTTCGGCTCTTTTATAATTGGCTCGTGCGATACGAGCACCTGGACCGCTCGCCGGTTCAGCGGGCGGAGAGGCCGCAGGCGGCACCGGTCCACCATTTGCTGACGGTGGCCCAAGTTAAGAGGCTGATCGGCCTCACTTCAAATTGTGACCGGACGCGCGCATGGCTGGTTCTGGGAGTCTTTGGCGGGATGCGGATATCGGAGGTCGGGCGGGCGTTGCCGGAGCATATCGAAGCGGTCGAAATTTTCGTCCCGCAAACCAAATCCACGGACCCCGAGCCGAGGCCGCGCTTCGTGCCGATCCTGCCGGCGCTCAAGCGGCACCTTCCGAAAAAATGGGATTGCCTGGGCGAGGATCATATCAAGCGGGCGAGAACGGCGCTGGCTCTTGAAATGGGCTGGGACGAATGGCCGCAGAATTGTCTGCGCCACACATCGGCCTCGATGCACTACGCGGCGTGGCAGGATGCGGGCAAGACGGCTTACTACCTCGGGCATTCCTCGCCGAAGATGGTGCGGGAACGCTATGCGCGGGCGGTGCGGAAAAAAGAGGCGCTGGCTTTCTGGGCGCTTTAGAGGGCGCGGGAGGCCAAGTCTAAAGCAGTAAAAGCCAACAATTTACCCCCCCCCGAGT